TTTTCAAATTAAAGAGATTGATTATGATACAATTCTAACAGATCTTAAAGAAGTAACGTGGAAACATGTACTCATGATTGATTATATGTTTCATCGGTGTGATGTAGATTATGATGGTGGACTTTCACTTCTAGATAGACTAGATAGTAAACTTGGAAGATTTCATCCTGAATGGGATATTCAAGAATTCAAGAATAAAATTCGTAATATAAGTGATATGTTTGATGGAAATATTTGTAGTGCGATATATGAAGATATAATTAGTAAAATGCTTAATGATCCACGTGATGTAGCTTATTATGGCGTCTAAATAAAATTACCAACTCCAAGATCCACCAAATCCACTTTGATAAACTGCTAAGGATTTTGGATATTTTTTCTTTAAACAATCATGAAGTAATTTATCATCTCCTGTAATACATTGATTTGGTTGAGCAGGTCTATATTCAGAATCATTCACCATAAAAGGATAAATTTTCTCTGTGTTAATGATGTGTACATTATCACGCGGCTTAATTCCTTTACGAAAGAAATAAGGTCCTGTTTCTTGATTAATTCGAACATTATAAAAATCAATTTTATCTAAAGTTACAGGATGAAGAAGTCTTTTTAAAATCATACAACCAGGAACACAAGCAAAGAAACCATTTGAAATATAATGACCTGAACCACCTTTACATTTAAGGCCACATGGATCTTCATTTGCTCCTATAAGTTCAAATGTTTTATGAGATTCAATGTATTTACAAAATTCATCACTAATTTCAAACAAAGAGTCCATATAAACACCTCCAAATCTATGAAGAAGTTCATATCTTGCTAAATCGGCTACTTGCGCAAATCTTGATTGTCCAATTTCTTCACCAACTTTCATCGAAGTTTGAATATAGTTCCAAGTAATAGGTAACATTTCTTCTTTCATATCATCATTTGTCCACAATTTATAAACAAATCCATTTCGTTCAGCTACCTGTTTTGTCCCAGCCATAAGATTGTAACGAACAGACGATTTATCTAGAGGTTTACCAAACCATATTTGATGAAATACTTTAGGAATTTCACGTTTAGGAGTAACATAAATAGGTTCATTGAAAAAATGTTGACGTTCTTTTGGACGTAAAGAAGTTCCTTTTTTGTTATAAATTTTTTTACATATATCTTGTGTTTTGCTATAAAAGACTAACATATTACGTTTCAATTCAATTTGAGAGGCAGAAAGTTTTTTAGATATTCCAAATGTTTTTGCTGAAGGAAAGTGTTTCATAACTAAACGATGAATTGTTCGATGATGTTCATGACCATATTCTCCTTCAAGATTATGCGTCAAAACTAATTTCCAAGGATGTTTACTTAGTTCAGAAATACCTTTTTCAAAAAGAGTTCCATAAAATTGAGAATCTGATTCTTTTTCATCATCTGTATATTCTTCTTTAACATCATACATTACATAACGAGTTACATTACAAAAAGACATTGTTTTATAAAATTCTCGTGATCGCACAGGATCGCTTACATGTGAGGCACACACAACAAACCATCCAGGTTCTAAAAGTAAATTCATACCTCCCCATAAAACCTCATCATCCGGATGAGCGACTATAAGGAGTTTATCCACGTCCATTATTTAGTTCATTTATTTGGTTTTAGAAGTTTTAGTTAGTGTAATTTCACGGAGACGTTTAGTTGGAGTACGCAAGACCACCCATACCAGACATCACACGCAAAATGTTATAGTTGAGAGCATATACGCGAATATCATAGTTATTGATATCAGTAATATTAATTGTGTAAGCACCATCTACGCTAAATACTAGTGTGGCTGTATCAATACGAGAGAAGTTACATGTTCCAGAAGGTTGGTGTTCTTCAGGTTTGATTGCGAATGAGTATGAATAAACACCAGAGTTAGAAATTCCACTATGGTGTTGGTATGCCTGAACAGCGGTATAATATTGACCAGGAAATGAAGGAACACGATCCTGACCATTCAACTGCAAAGCACAATCGTAAATAATAGGATCGTATGTAAGAGGATTAATTTGAGCTGAGGAGTAACGGCAGTTACGTTTCGAAGATTGTTGAGTTACCCAAATGAGTTCCTTTATAGGGTGATTGAATGTTAGATCGACACGATTGTTAGCAGATGTTAGACCTTTATCTTCATTGTACTGAGTTTGTTCAATCAAATATTCATGTGATTCTTGTGCCATACGACGACGTTCTTCAACATCCAAATATACATAATCAATAACAAGATTTGATTGAGAAGGATTTACAACATTTACCACTCCACTTCCACTATCATCTTTAAAAATCAGTTGAGGTTTGTTCCACAAAATATTAATTTTTACTTCATGATATTGAAGCGCAATAAGAGGAAGAGCTGCTCCAGGATTACGACAGAAGAAAAACATAAGTGGAATGTATGTCAAATTTTTACGCTCAGCGCGACCATTTGTACATGTTCCATTTGGACCATCAAGTTTTACCATAGCATTCATATTTGTTCGTTGATCTACGGTATGCGCAAGAGTACTCCACAAATAAAGAAATTCACCATATTGACGATCAATGACTTGACCACCAATATCAATTTCAGCATATTCCACAAAGTTAAATGCCGCTCTTCTATCACCGGTATCATAAATTGTCCTATTGTAATCATCATCCAATTCCAGCTCAATATACGCAGAGGATACCAAATCAGCATGACGACCTAAAACTGCGGAGTGTTTCGTACCCCACGAAGCTTGTCCAGTCATATTCACACGAAAAGGTTCCATCGCAAAATTTGTGTGGCGCTTAAACAGTCCTCTCCAGAAAGTGATTTGCGGATTTCCAGACAGATATGCATCTTGAGCGCCATAGGCTACGAGTTGTAATAAACCACCACCCATTTGTCTTTATATGTTAGTCATACTCAATTTTTTTATAGAAGTCCAAACTTACTTGCGATGGCGACGCGTTTTTCCACCACGACGACGTCTTTTTCCAGAACCTTCAGTTACAGGCATATCAGGGATATCAATTACAGGTTCCTCTTTATCCTCACCACCCTTGTGCTTTTTATAAGACTTCTTAGCAGTCTTTAAAACATGAGAAAACCATTTCTTACCCATATCCTTCTTCTTACCTGCCTCCGACTTCATTGTTTTTTTCACATGTGATAGCCAAGCTGTCATTTTGTTTAACGCAAATATTTTTAAACCGTTGCAGTATAGATTGGAGAAGTATGTTTCATAGGTTGAAATGATACCGCTGGATCTGGCATTTGAGGTTTCTTGTATTTCTTGGGAACTAGGGGTCGAAGTGCGGCGGGTTTGAGAACTAAACTATTTTCCTGAAATTCACCAATGTATAATTCCATCATGTTATCAATAGAACCATAGTTCATCATAACCCATTGACATCCAAACGTAAACAGAATTTGAGGATTATTGTTTACCAAATCTTCACCAATATCTGGAACAACCATCGTAATATTATTGCGATTATAATCAATTAATTCATCTTGATCATGAGGTTGAGATGCTTGCGTATACGTCATTCTTCTTAAGTGAGACGTTGACCATGATAAATTCACTAATTCTTCAAACAAAGTTCCTTTCATTCCACTACCTCCGGATACTATAATAAGCTTGTTTTGAAGATTACAAACAGGTTCTATTGCAAGATTTTTACGTGAATAACTATATTCTGGTCCCAACATATGTGACCTACAAGTAGTCTTCAAAATTTCTGCAGCTGCATTAATTGTTTTTGTTTTATCAGTATGAAACACTAAACTTAATACAAATGGATCGGAAGATACAGGTGAACTAATACTATTAAAGGCATTATTAATGATTGAAACACAACAAGCTTCTAATGAAACTGTATTATATGCGTAATCTACACCAAGTTTTTGATTTTTGAGACCAACAACAGGTTTATCATTTATATCTGAATAGATATCAAGTTCTACTAAACGAACACCGGCTCTGATAGCAAGAGGAAGAATACTATCACTTACATAATCATATATTTGTGCTCCTGGAAAAACAGAATACGATGATGATGCGGCATAAAAATCAGCTAAACGATATTGTTGTGGTTGAGGACAACCAAGTGGAGCTAATTTTGTGACTTTTGAATATGTCGAAAAAATAGGCTTAGCTTTTGAAATAGCTTTTGTATCAGAAGGAGTAAACGATACCCACAAGAAATATGCTATAGAACTGATCAGTAAGGCTAAAATACCATACTGAACAGAAGGGGGAATATTCTGTTTTATCCAATCCATTACTTTTTACCAATACTATATAACACGCCTCGAAAACTTCTAATTACATCATCAGGTACTCGTTTTTCCATTGGAATACCAACTAAACAACAGAAATGAAAATACAAACAATACATGCCACATTCTGAATCTTGATATTGATGACGAGTCTTGTTATATGTTAATTCTGTAGGTTTTGAATGTATTTTTGTTTCATCCCATTGCTCTTTCCAACGATACATAAGACGTTGAATTTCAGGTTCTGGACTTTTTGAATATGAATCAAAATATGTTATACGAGCATTCTCATATTTAGGATCTAAATCTGCAAACAAAGCAATCCAATGCTGCCCTGGACCAGTACTTACATCTGTATTAAAAACAATACCAATTTTTCTATATCCTCTGTCATATAAATCTTTAATTTTAATAGAACATAGTGAACTTACAATACATTTACCGGTTTGAGATTTCTTATCAAAATCAATAGGAATTGCCCCAAGATACTTATATTTACTAAACATATACATAAACTCCTTTTCAACTTTATCAATATCTAAAGATGATAACCATTCCTCAGGATTCTTTTCCCATTCTGTAGGAGCTTTTTGTTTTTTTAACATATGAGCTACAATACATTCTGCAGTTCCTTCTGAACATTTTGCATGTAATCTTTCACGTATATCTCCCCAAACTTTTAACATAGAACCTTTTGGAATAGGAGGTTCTTCTGAATGTTCTTCATTATATACTTTTCGAAGGTTTTCAACTTCATCAGCATCCATTATCTTGAAAACGGATTATGTTATTTTCAAACTTGACTCTATTAAGAAAAATGGCAAACGAGGCAATTAATGATTTGAAGCGATGTGTGAGGCAATACAGGGATGTTGATAATGAGATTCGAGTTCTTAATAAACAAGTATACGAAAAACGCGAATCTCGAAGAATTGTAGAGATGGAAATGGCTGATCTTGTAAAGCTTGATCAATTTGTAGGTGTTGAAAAATTAAAGATTGATGATGATGGATCATACATTCGTATCCAAAAACCTGATACATATTCTAAGGCATGGAGTTTGTCAAAGAAAGAATTAGAATCTTTGCTAAAAACGTATTTTCAATCTACAAGAAATCCAAATGATACAGAATGCCTAAATTATATTGTTGAGCAACGAAAGAAGATGTTAGTTGGAAAGGAGTATGAATTTGCTCGTATTATTCCTGAGGAGTAGAATAATGGATAGTTCTTCCGAGTTTCTAACAAACTTTGGTCCTGAACAATTTTTCAATTTAGTTGAAAAATATAGCAAAAAAACTGGCTTAACAAAACCAGATAGGTTTGATGAAATATGGGCTGATGTTAAAAGTAAAATACATCCAAGAGGTTATCCAAGTGCTATTCGCAGTGATCTACTTGAAGTATCTTTAGGCGCAAAAGGACAATGTTTATCTATAGGCATGACACATCCAAATTCTTCAGATAAATGTTGGTTATGTAATTTAGAGTTTGGTCAACAAGACTTTTACAAAAATCCAGCATATTATGCTCAATGTGAACATCTTCTTCCATCAGCTGTTGGATTTATGCTTTTTGGAATTCCGACAGATAAAAAGAGTACAGATGATCTTACTTCAACATTTCTAAAACCAAATTATTCATGGGCTCATGCTGAATGTAATGTTATTAAAAGAGATCTTCTGTTTCTCACAATAATTAAAGGTAACAATAATATTGCTACCGAAAATGAAATAAAACTTAATGTTGGTGTTATTAATTCTTATGTGAATAAAGTATGGGAAAAATCTAAAGAGAATTCACCTGTTTATCATTATAAGGAAACAAATAAGGAAAATGATCCTACTGGAAAGATTTTTAAAGAGAATGCGAAACTAAGTATTTATGAAAAATTGTCTCCACTCATAGAATCTTTGCAAAGAAATATACGTATTAATATGTTGATAAATGCTGATTTACTTTTACAAAATATTCATAAAATAAATACCAAGATTTACGAATACAAAACACCAATTGGTTCTGATCCTAAAACACCTAAGTTAACTGGTGGACCTATGCGTAGAACACCTAAGAAATTATTCAATTCTCCTGAAGATCTTAGAGCTCCATTTACACCAAGAGATAGATCAAAATCTAAAAGAAATAGTATAGGTGGTCAAAAACGAAACAAAACTAGACGAGTTAATAAACATTAAAAATACAAAATGTTATATAATCCATACAATTCTAAAAATCGCTTGTTTACTCGAACGGATATTCAAGCGATTCTTCAGAAACATAAATGTTTGTTTAGTATTCGAAATATTGATTTATTTCAAACTGCTATGGTTCATTCTTCTTATGTTAAGAGATTAGAATATACAACTCCAACAGGAGAACTTACACAATTAACAGAAAAACCTTCAAATTGTTTAGAATTATTTGATCAATCTTATGAAACATTAGAACATTTAGGAGATTCTATTTTAGGAGCAAGTGTTTCAACATATCTTTTAAAAAGATTTCCTCAGGAAAATGAAGGATTTCTTACAGATTTAAAGAAAGATATTGTGTGTAATGAGATGTTAGGTTCTCTTAGTCTAAAAATTGGTCTTGATAAATTTTATATTATTTCACGACATAATGAAGATATATGTAATGGTAGAATAAATACTAAAAAATTAGGTGATATTTTAGAGGCATTTATTGGAGCTTTATGGACAGATTCAGGTAATGATTTTAGTATTATATATAAATTTATAGTTTCTCTCATTGAAATGTATATAAATATACCAAAACTTTTGATGAACAATAAAAATTATAAAGAACAATTACAGAAATTTTATCAAGCTAAATTTCATCATACACCTAAATATGTTATGTTATCTTCTGCTGCAAACACATATACCATGGCTGCAGTAGACGAGAATGGGTCACATATAGGAATTGGTAGCTCAACTACTAAGAAACAAGCAGAACAATTAGCAGCTAAGAAAGCTTTGGAAAACATTACATAG